ACCCCTTCTGCAAGAGTTCGTGAATTGCTGAAGGTTATTGGTAACGACTGCAGGAGAGGCCGCGCATTTTTCTATCGTTCTTTAATCTCTTGAATTTATGTCAGACGTTAAAACCCCCTTTTACAAGTCGAAGGCTTTTTGGACGCTTGTTTCTTCCATTGTTGCTGCTTTGGCTGCCTTTTTCTTGTCGTCGTGTGCGGCTCAAGCTAGGATGCAGCGCAGTGGTGTGCACGTCGATACTGTTCGTGTCGATTACATCATTCGTTCTAACAATATAACCCACTTGTAGTATGCCTACCCCCGTTGCCGCTGCTGCCTCCTTCGGCCAGGCTCTTGGCCAGTCTGCTGCTTCGACTGGCACCACCGGTTTAATCACCGGCGCTTTAGGTCAGCTTTTTGGAGGAATGAACGCCCGTCGCCAGTGGAAGTTTCAGCAAAAACAGATGAAGCTTCAGCAGCAGTATGCTCTCGAGCAGATGCAGAAGCAGTCTGAGCTTTCTTATGCTAACTGGCAGAAACAATTTGATTACGAAAATGCCTACAACGATCCCTCGAAAGTTTTTGGCCGCTATTTGAAGGCCGGCGTAACACCCGCGGCCGTCTTAGGCTCCTCGGGTGTTGGCGTGAATGCCACGATGTCCGGCGGTTCTGCTCCTATGCCCTCTGCTTCTGGTCCTTCCGGCGCTTCTCCCGCCGCTCTTGGAGGTTTTGCCCCCGGCGACCCCACTGCTATCGCACAGAACATGATTGCGCGGTCTACGATTGACCGCAATGCTGCTGCCGCTGATCGAGATGAAGCAGAAGCTGCCAATCTCAGAGGTAATACTCATACGCAGGATTGGCGCAACCAGATGGATAAATTTGAGCTACAGATTGCCGAGCACAATGTTAAGGATGCTCGAGAAGTCGCGAATCTGCATGAAGCTCATGCTCAAGTCATGTCCATTGAGGCCTATTTAGCCGATATTTCGCAGGGTTACAAACTCTCCTCCATTATGGCTATGGCTGGTGTTCTCGAGGAAAAGTACAACTATCTTCGACAGACTAATGATTGGTTCGAGCCCCAAGCCGGCGCCGCGCTTGCCGTTGCTTGGAGTTCCGCGATCACCAATATTGCGTCGGCCAACGAATCTGTTTCTCGCACTAAGCTTAATGCTCAGGAACTCAAGGATTTGCAAAAGTGGTTTGAGCTCAATTGGGAGAAGGAGGTTCCTGTTCAAATCCGCGATGACAAAGGTCAGGTCGTTGAAGTTAAAACGATGAAAGTGGCCGAAACTTTAGCGATTTTGAAGACTGCTGCTGCCGAAACTGCTCAGCTCGAAACAGGAAACGCTCGCTGGGATTTGCGTAACTCTCGACTTCGCCTTGGACATGATATTGTTCGGGCTTTCGCCACCGCTGCCGGCGTTGCCGGTGCCGCGTATGCTGGTCGCAAGGCTGCAGGCCCTGCCGGTCCTGAAGACTATCAGGAGATGAGAGAGGTGTTTGGCCCCTCAGGCGATAGAATGGGCGGCACGTTCGTTCGCCGCGATTATTTTGGGAGAAAGTGAACAATTTCTCCGACTTTTTGATCTTTGCATATCTCTCTCGTATTTGTATGTTTGTACCGCAAACCAATAACCACATTACCATGAAAGCAAATAAAAACACTAGGATCTCAGGTCTCCCTATCGATGTCGTTGAGTACATGTTCATTGAGTGGCTTACTCGGCGAGGCTTACTCTTTGAGTACAGAGCGAACTATGAGAGCCTTCATCCTGACTGTCGGTCTTTCCGCGGCAGCTTGCGCGCTCAGCTTCGCTATCTGAGCAGCTCGCCTGTTCTTGGCGTCGGAAGCATCATTACCATGTCTTTCCCGTTTGACAAGACGCCGCAGGGTTATGACTTCTGGAAGAATCAGTCGAAGCTTTGGCAGTGTCTTTGCAGCAAATTCGAGTCTATTCTTTAAACTATACTATCATGACACAAATTCACGTCGTTATTCGCCGAATCAACCCGGCCCTTAAGATCGACCTCGTTCAGGTAGGTCGCGTTAAGGATAATCAGTTTGAACCTCTTCCATTCAGCGTTTTCAAGGACACGTTTCTTGCTCATTTTTTGAAGAGTTCGCACATCAGCGATTCGCTTTACATTGATCATTCGGGGCTTTTCGAACTTGTTACCACCTGCGGCAGTTTGCCGCATTTCCGAGTCGAGTTTTTCGACAATACTCTTTTCCTTATGTTTGATTTTAACCTTGACTGCGATGAAGTCACGACGAAAGAAGAAGGGAAAGGGAACTAAAGTAGTAACCCGCCCTCTTGGAGGAAGAGTTCTTTGATTGCGAAACTCCCGGGAGAGGCTTCTCTCCCCCGGGAGTCTTTGCTTCCAAACCCTCCGAATTTATTCGGTATATAATTTGCGAAGTGAAGCCATGGAGCTCGAAGACGCGCAGCGTCCTGGCTGTTAAGCCGTCGAGCGGCGTAACGAAGCAGTTTTCGCGCTCGAAAGTACCGCCTTTCGAAGCGCATGATAATGTTTTCAAGCATGGACACTTTTGATTTTCGCCCCAGATTCTCTCCGATAGTTGACTGCATTCCTTATCGCTACTCTATTGGCGCATACCGCGGTCGCAAACGTGTTGTTTTGGCCTGGTTTTCTGAAGAAGCCCCTGCCAACGATTACCTCATTCGCTGTCGTCTTGACCACCCGGCTGTCAAGTTTGACTGTCTTAAGAGCTTTTTGTAATGCCTTGCCTCTCTCCTATATGGATACGCAACCGCCGCTATTTCGATAAGAAGAATCCTTGTCGTAACGGCTCTGATGTTGCTAAGTCTGCCTTGGCTTTTCGTCCTTGGGATATCGCCCGCCAGTGGCTTATGGTCCCTTGTGGAAAATGTGAGGATTGCCTGCGTCGTCAGCGCAATGATTGGTTCGTGCGCCTTGAGCGCGAGCTTGCTCGTTGTAAAGCCGAGTCCCAGCAGGCTATTTTTATTACAATAACTATAGCTCCTGAGTATTACGATGAAGCGTTGCGAGATCCCTCTAGATTTATTCGGCGGTGGAATGAACGTGTCCGTCATACGCTCGGACACTCTTTTAAGCACGCGTTTTTTCAAGAGTTTGGTACCCACCCGGAAACAGGCTCGGAGCCTCGTCTGCATTTCCACGGCTTTCTTTTTGATACCAACTGTATGTATAACGATATTCGAGCGGCTGTCCGCGACCTTGGTTTTGTCTGGCTCGCAAAAGGCACGCATAAGCGAGCTCGATATGTTGTTAAATACATTACCAAACAAATTCAGTTTAAACCCGAAGACGTTTCGGATAAATTTGTTACTATAGATGGAAAAACTACATCTTTATCTTGCCTCCTCCAACATCGCCGTTATACGCGAAAATTCGTATCTGCTGGCGTTGGTGATTTTCTTGGTTATATGCCTCGGCCTTCTGCTCGTACTTCGTCGTGGTCTTATTTCGATTTTGAGAAGAGTATCAATTATAATTACTCGATTCCTCGATATTATCTTAGATACCTTAAACCGGAAGACGACGTTATTCGCTCGATTACTGCCGCTGATTCTTATGCACGTTTTAGCAAGTCTTCTCTGGTTAAGCGTGTTGTGTCTCTGTGCGTTGAGCGGTTCGGCCTCAATTCCTCCGTATCCCGTAGAGCGACGTATACGTGGGAGCAAAAACAAATGACGCGCTTCGCCGCCTCCTCTCGCAAGATGCCGGATTTCGACCCTCCTACTTGGCTAGACCTGGATATTTTCCAGTTTTGGCAAGATCATTATAAACTTCAACTAATCATTTAATTTATGGGAAAGCAACCTTTCATCTCACATGCCGTCAATGGCTACTCTCGTTACGATGTTCCTGAGAGTAAGGCCTTTACATGCACGCCGGGTATTTTATATCCGGTGCGAATCGATTTTATCAATGCTCGTGATCGTGTGTCTATCGAGCAGGGCGTCGATGTTCGTAGCAACCCATTGGCTGTTCCGACGTTCAATCCCTATACTATTCGGCTTCACCGTTTTTGGGTACCGCTTCAGCTGTATCACCCTGAGTTGAGAACGAATAGCAGTAAGTTTGATATGAACCAGTTGAGCCTGAATTGGGTTTGTAGCACATTTCCCTCTGCTGGCGCCTTGAACGCTGATTTTTTTGGCGCGTCGTTTACGAATTCGCTTTTTTCTTGGTTACGGATCGGCAACAAGTACAATACTGGTGGCACCCCGCTTGCGTCGACTACTCTTCCGGCGACTGCTAACATTAGTCAGTGGTCTAACGCCGACTCGTATTTAGCTTATTGGGATATTGTTCGAAATTATTACGGCTATTCGCAATGGGGACTCTATTCCTTCGCGTGGCCTATGGCGAACAAGCTGATCCTTTCGGGCACCGCGTATACTCTTGACCCTGATAATTCGGGCGATGCCAGGTTCTTTACACAATGTTATGGCAATCTTGAGTTCCTCGATGCTTATTACGAGAGCCAATTTTATCCTTCCGCTGTGACATCCTCCAATAATACGTTCAATCGTGGCAACCTCTTTTATCAAATCATTCGCTCTGATTTGAAGAGTGGTAGCGCTTCCTCTGATGGTTACCCCGTTGTTACTACTTATCCGTCCACGAATTTGCTCGGCTCTAAGGGTATTATTTCGCAAACCCTTCCTACTACTAGCTCTGCCGCCTCTTCGGCCTTAGCTTATTTTTTGGTGGCGCATCCAATGGCTGTTGTACCCTCTAATCCCGACCGGTTTAGTCGCCTCGTCCCCGTAGGTTCATCCTCGGCTGTTTCCATGTCGGGCGTTCAGACTATCCCACAGTTGGCTATCGCGTCTCGTCTTCAAGAGTATAAGGACCTTTTGGGTGCCGGCGGCAGTCGTTATAGCGATTGGTTGGAGACATTTTTCGCCTCTAAGATTGAGCATGTTGACCGTCCGAAGCTTCTTTTTAGTGCTTCTCAGACAATCAACGTTCAGATCGTGATGAATCAGGCTGGAGATAATAATTTTTCTGGCAATCAACCTCTTGGTCAACAAGGAGGTTCTATTGCATTCAACGACCGTTTGGGTCGCCGGCAGTCTTATTATTTCCGCGAGCCGGGTTATTTGATTGATATGTTGAGCATTAGGCCTGTTTACTACTGGAGTTTTATTAAACCGGACTATCTCAATTATTTTGGCTCCGATTATTTCAATCCTATTTACAACGACATTGGCTATCAGGATGTCCCGGGTTTTCGTATAGCGTTTAACTCAAATCCTGGCAGTAGCTTTGCTGCCGAGCCGTGCTTTAACGAGTTTCGCTCTTCTTATGACGAGGTTCTTGGCCAACTCCAAGCCTACTACAGTAGTTCTGCCGAGGGTGGCTCTGGAACTCCCCTTTACTCTTATTGGGTTCAACAGCGCACTGTTTTAACCTCCAGTGGCTCCGGCTCCCTACCAGAACCTTTCTATTATCCGATTCTTTTTACTGACTTATTGCAGGTGAACTCGCCCTTTAGTTCGAATGTGGAGGATAATTTCTTCGTAAATATGTCCTATTCGGTTCAGAAGAAGAATTTGATCAATAAAACATTTGCAACCCGTTTGTCTAACCGTTAATTCGTTGATTATATGGCACTTGATTGGCTTCTTGAGGATGCTCCTGACTACATCTCTCGTGGTCAGCGTATTCTTTCCGTTCTTGATGGTTCAGGCTCCGTCGACGTTCTCCCTGGTCGTCCAGACGTAGTGGTAGAACCCTCTGATTTCGATAAGGGTGAAAAGTTTAATCCTGAAATTGATTTTGACCCTAATTCGTTCTCTCGCATGGATAAGTTCGATGGCCTTGAAGTTGGCCAGGAACTTATTGATTCAGAGATTGATAGATCGAAGGCTACTGCGAATCCTCCGAAACTTGAAGAAAAATAGTACACTCTTTACTTGACGATATATGCTACGTGCGCGGACCCCTTCTGCAAGAGTTCGTGAATTGCTGAAGGTTATTGGTAACGACTGCAGGAGAGGCCGCG